CGCAAGAATGACCCGCAGACTAGCAAAGATGCTGCTAAAAAAGTGGATTTTGAAGTTGGTCACTACGACCAAATCCTAGCTGTGCTGGTTCTTAGCGGCCCGCAGGGAAAGGACGGGATAGCCGACAGGTGTAAGTTAGACCCCAATCAAGTAGCTCGCAGGCTGCATGAAATGGTCAAGCTGGGTCTTATCCGACCAACAGGCAAAAAAGTTAAATCAAAATCAAACAGGGATGAAAGAGAATGGGAATTAGTTTAAAAACTTATGTAGTCAAACTAAAAGTCACTGTTAAAAACGACAGTGGCGACTTGCTGGATAAGATTGCTAACCGTGTTTATAACCTTGATGAAGTTGAGGATGTAACCATCAAACTAAAACGCATAGATGAACAACAAACTCAACAAACAACAACGTCAATACTTAGCCAGAGTTAAGGAGCTTCCTTGCAGTGTTTGTGATACGCCTGGGCCAAGTGAAGCCCACCACATCGTGCAAGGGCTTCAATATACCTGCGTTGCGCTCTGTCCAGACTGCCACCGAGGGTCAATGATGGGTTGGCATGGACAAAAAAGGGCTTGGGCTATCCGCAAAATGGAAGAACTGGATGCCCTTAATGTAACGATTGAACGTCTAAATTCTTCGGCTCTCTGACCCTAATGATTTTGCCTCGGAATTCAATATGGTCTGAGTCCCACTTTCTAGCAAGCTCTGGCTGCAACAATTGCCCCTTAAACAAGGTCAAAACAGCAAAGCCAGACCCCCAATTTAAAGGAGCGTCCTCAGTGTAGTTATAAAACTGAGGCCCTTCAACTTCTGCCAGCGTTCCAGAATCCACACCGTAACGCACACCGTTATAGTCGCTATAAGGCGTCCATTTAAGCTGGTGAAGGTGTCCTGTCACCATTGATACACCAGAGCCTAACGTGTTGTTATAGGTAGCATGTGCGCCACCTTTCCAGCGGTGCTTAACAACCAATGTCTCAGTAGGCCAGCATGACCAGCAAGGTTCCCAATCAGGAAAGTGGTCACGCAATGAGAACCCCTGCACCTGCTCATACTGAGGCGCATTAGCCGCTAGAAAGGTCTCAAATCGAGCATCATGGTTGCCCAAAGGCCATACCAGCTTCACATTATGCCGAGCGGCTTTAGCGGCTTCCTCGACTTCGCCTAACTGATTCTTACAAGACTTCAGTTCTTCGACTAAGGATGGGCTATGAGTAAATCCAATCCGAGGATGACGACTAATAGTAGCGGCATCAAAAGCATCGCCGTTGCAGATAACGGCTTTGGGCTGGAGTTCTTTAATAAGATGTAAAAGACCATCAAAAGCGGTAGATCGATTTCCAGGCCAGAAATGGGCATCAGAAAAAACGATGACACATCCATTTTCAATACCTAAGAGTTTGCGAGCTGGATGCTCTCTAGCAATAATTCTTTCTTTGATGGTATACAAAGGAGCATCAATCTTTTCTTCTAGCCGATCTCTGCGCCTGTAAATGTTTCTCTGATCCATGCCAGTAATCTTGGCAATTTTTCTAGCAGAGCCATGTTCCCGCCAAAGTTGCAAGAATTCATCATCTGTAAGTTTGATAAGAGGCATTTAAATCTCCAATAGCAGCTTTTCCAGCACATTGATGACTTGATGCTCTACGCCCTCATCATCCGAGAATTTACGCAAATCATGCAGAAAAACGTGCAATGCCTCATGCAGCGCAGTTGATTCCAAACTGCTTGCCGTGATTTCTTCCTCACCAAACGAACCAAGCTGGTAAGTCGCTAGTCTTGCATCATCATCAAAGGTAATACAAGCCATAGCGTCCCTAACAGTCTTGTTATAACGCTCAATGCGCCAATCGTTCAAATTCAGTTTTGCTTGCCATTTTTTAATAAACTTATCAAAAAGTTCGGCCTGCTCTGCATTTGGGACGTTTTTCATGGCGCAATTAGGTGCGTCAAACATTACGCCAATATGTCAGGCAAGCAATTCTTTGGCCTCATCCTCAACACGACTCACCCGAGCAGTCCAGCCACGACCAAAATGCTCAAAAGTTGGCAGGCTTTCATAATAAGTTTGCCGCCGAGCGCAATACAAATCAATCAGCTCTTTAGGGTCATGCGCTTTTATAGCAGCAATAGTGCCGTTCCCAATAGAACCATCTTGGTCAACACCGACAATCGCTTGAAGCAACTTAGCAGCACGACCAACGCCTCCATTGACCGCAAAGTCAAAACAGCAGTAATCGAGACCACTAGGAAGGTCATCACCTTTAACCCTATCCCAATACTTATTACGATACAGCGGAGCAACGTCAGAAGGCTGTAAACGCTGCATATCGGTTTCTGTAACATCATGCCCTACCCATTCTTCCCAAACACGCTTAGTAACGCCTAAATTGGTAATACCGCCTGGGTCTTTGGGGTCGTTGACAAAACCACCTTCAGACTTGAGCAAAAGTTTCAAGCAAGCGTCAAAGTTCTCTTTCATTGTTTATCCCTTAGTGTTTGGTAAGCATCAATGCAAGCATTGAGTTGGTTTATGGCTTGGTCGCCTCTTTCTGTGAGGGAGACAAGAGATTGACTAACTCCTGCGTCAAGGTCGGCTCTTGCTTCTGTATTCCCGCTGGCAGAGGAGGAATCGTTGGACACTGAGCCACAACTGGCAATGGGGATTGACAACCTAACAGCGCCAGAGGCAATGCCGCTATGCAAATCCTTTGCAAACTTGTCAGCTTTTGCTTGCGAGGCTGCCAAATCGCTAGAAATCTTGGCAATTCGTTGTTCTCGATCATTTGTAATCTCCTGTGCGTGTTTGTTGGCGGCATCTAATGCAGCCTGAGCAATTGCTCGTTCCTTGTTAAAACTCGTTTCTTCATGCTCATAGACTGAGACACCGACCACCAGCCAGCTAAGTGCTAGAGCGACCCAAAAATAAGGATTAAGCAGCATTTGTTTTTGCTCCATCAGAAGTGCGCTCTTGCGTCTTACCCCATGAACTAACGCCAAGCACAGCGCCCATAGAGAAATGGAACAATCCACCGCCCTGCAAAGTCATAGACTGCCATTGACGATAAGCATCGTTAGAGGCTTGTGTTTCAAATTGCTGGACGTAAAAGTAAAGGCATGGGCCAATAACAAAGTCAAAGAAGCAAATGATGCAATAAGTAAACCCCATCAGACCCCGCCAATGGCGAGACATAAAGTCTTCTTGGCGCTTAGTTTTTATGCTTGTAGCCATGCACTGCCTCTTGCCTTAAATCGTGAACTTGATAGAAAACAAAGCCAAAGAACCCAAGCGTTGCAAGCACAGTAGCAAAAATTGCCATAAATGTAATGATGTCATCCAGTTCTTTTTTCTTGGCGGCTGCTCGGTCTTTGGCTGCTTGCTCGGCAAACTTGTCGGCCTGATCCATCTTGCCAGCCCGTTCAAGAATCTTGTTCCAAACATCAACCTTGCCGACCTTCATGAACTCAAGTTGGTAGTGGGCTTTGATTTCTCGAACCTTATCCAACTCCAACTCAATCTGCATGGCAATTTCCATGTTTGATGCGTTGCCGGATGCCTTGGCCTCTGCAACTGCCTTTTCGCAAGTATTGGCTGACGAAAACAATTTGCCCAAAGCAGGGCCAAGAGACTGCACATCTTCAGCAGTCTTAGCAGCGTGCTTAACCAGCGATACTGCTTTTTGGATGCCTGTTAAGGCTAGGCCGATGCTTACAGGGTCGAGCATTATTTCTTCCAGTTAGTCCATACAACACCGACAACGCTAAGGAAGCCAGTGATATAGAGCATAGGCTTGGCAAGTGAAGCAATCATGTCAATGACACGCATAGCGCCCTTAAATGCCTGGAATGTGTCTATAAGCTCTTTAGTGTTGCGGTCAATGGAATCGACCTTAGCTTCAACTTCTAATAGACGCTGATAAATTTGCTCATGGCTGATTGGCGGTTCCATTTTTGACCCACGGTAAAGGAGGATTGGCAGCAATAGCAGCTAGTTGACGAGCTAATTGACCCGCTACTTGGGCTTCTGTGTCTGGTTGCAGATTAGTCGTAATTGTAGTGGTTTCGTTGGTAATTGGGTCTGTAATGCTATACGTTACAGGCTCGAAGCACCAAGCTAAGACTTGAGCTTCTTGCAGGTCGTTGTAAGCAGTAAATGGATTCGCTGGCTCGCCTAACTTAGCCGTTCCAGCCGCCGCAGCAGTCAAGTTGTTAACTTCATCTGTACCGACACACATCCAATCGGCATAGATCACCACATCGGTCTGCCCATTCACCGATGGAGCAACCGTCATCTTAGGAATTGACCATTTGTATGTGATAGCCATATCAGCCTTTTACAATGGTTGTTTTATCAAAAGCCATGATTAGCAATCCACAGCGTCAACAAACTCTGGCAAATTTTTTAACGCAACATAGGATTGTGTCCAAGCATTTGGTGCGTTTAGTGAAACATCAAAATTGAAATAAAACTGTTTTGATTCAATAACATAATCTGAACCATCTCGAATTATGTCGTATTGACAAGTCGCTGCCGCTTTGGTTGCATTTACGGATTTAACACGAATGTAGCAAGAAACATTAGTTGAATCACCAAGGTTACTTTTTAACAGCAAAGATTTTTTGATAGCCATTTTTTTCTCCAGTTAATTTTCGCAAGGTATAAACGTCCAAGCGGCTTTGACCGATTGCGTGCTTCCCAAACTTTGTGTTACTTTGACGTCAGTTCCGGACAATGTAATTACAACCAGTGCTGCGTTGTTGGCAACTATTCGTCCTGTTGTATCCATAATTACAGTGGCAAAAGCGCCATAAGTTGCTGCGTCATTTGCAACAACATCTACAAAAATGTCGTATCGCCCAGCGGCAGCAACAGAAAATAAAGTTGTAGCTGTAGCATTAGGGCATGAAACAACTACACGACCAGTCCTTAAACCTGAATTTAACAAAGCCAAAGATGTATATGGCTGTTGGTTTGCAGCAACCGTTCCAATGTTTTGATAATTAGCCCTATTGTTTCTTATGGTTGTGTATTGACCTATATCTGCCAAGTTAAACACAAAACCTGTGTTGTCAAGAAATTGATTAAAATTCTGATTGACTTGCAAATTGAAGTCAACGGGGCAACCAGTAATTGCATCGCCTACGCATTGACTAAATGTGCAACCATTATTAGTGGAATCCATGCGGATGCCGCCAGTTACAGTACCCGAACCTGGATTAAAATAACATCTTACAAAAGAACATTCTGAAGCATTTGAAAGCCACGCAGAATAGCTGTGAGCCTCAAAATACGTTCCTTCAAAAATCATAAACTGGTCATGACCCTGCAATAAAACCGCATTGCCTTCACCATTTGTAAGCAGTGTTGTTGGGTAGCCCCCCGTGTCTGCTTGGTATGGCTGATTTGATTCAAAAGTTCCCCCAAAGAATCTGTTATTTGTTGGGTATGCGGTTGTTGCAATGTGTGCTTCAGAATAAAAGCCGCAATAGGTATTTCTTCTTACACTTACACCAAAAAAATCATTTGAGTTAGTTTGCCCAGAATCAACAAAAATACCGTACCTGTTCCATTCAATATCTCCCCCGTACCATTTACACAATATGGCATTTTGTAGATAATATCCATATTTAAATTGAGATATATTTACATTATAAAAATGGCAATTATATGCTGCTGGTGTATTTGTAGCACCGCCATGCCCCATACTGATTCCTGCGCCAGTTGATGTTCCTGCAAGTTGCGTTGCATTGGCAGGGTAAACAACATTTGGCCCAATTATGTTTAAATTGTAAATTGCGTGTGCAGAGTAATTTTCATTATCCGAAACTAATACAAGTCCATTCCCATTGTGGGCAGCATTTATTATTGCTCCGTTGCCTTGAATAACAACGTGCAATGCTTGCGGATTTATTGTAATTGCGCTAGTGGTTTTATAAGTATTGCCAGAAGCAAACACTAAAGTCCCGTAGTTTGGCGTGGCATTTAATGCAGCTTGAATGGCGGCAGTATCATCAGCAGTGCCGTTTCCAACTGCACCGTAGTCAGCAACATTAACTGACGAACCGTTTATCATTGAATATGATGCTTTTGTAAGTGACATGTTTATACCTCGTAAGAACCAGAAAACATTAATCGTGCGCCGCTGATCATAATTCCTAAAGCACTGGCTGTAGCAGATGCTGCGGTAGTTCCGTACAAATTTATGCTCGTACCACCGACAAACGGCGATATTGACGTAACCGACACGCCTAAGTTAGAGAAATAACCAACATATACGGAATTGTTTCCTGCTGCTGAAAATGGCAAACCGCTGATTGTTCCTGCGGAACCAGTGCCTTGTACATTTATTGTCAAATCGCCAGAAAAAATAATTATTCGTCCAATTCTGGTGTATTTACCAGATTGAGCCGTGTATGTGGCGTTGCCTCCAATATTGGGCGTCCAAGTACCTTCTTCATACCAGTTCAGCAACTGACTCGTCATCCCCGCTGCGGGTGTGTTGGCTGTGAAATTGATGCCTTTGGCTGCGGTACTTGGAACTAAATTTCCAGTAGACATTACATAATCTGATGCGCTTACTGAACGACCTGCAGTTAAATTCGCAACTGAAACACTATCAGTAACATTTGATTGATTAATAGGCACAATTTCAGATCCAGTCAGCGGGGTTGTCGCTGAACTTAATGCTGAGATTTTTTTATTAGTCATTTAGAATTGAACTGCAATAACAGAATAAATTGGTGCTGCAGAACTTAAAGTTAAAGTTTGACCGCTTAAAGTGTAGTTTGTTCCTGGAATTTGTGTAACTCCATTTATAGAAACATTCATACTATTTAAACTTACTGGCGTTCCAGTTAAAGAAAAAGTTTTTGTAGATCCATCTGAAGTAAATGTATTAACACTTCCAAATGAACCAGGGGAATCAACTTGTTGATCCCAAATCAAGTTATTATTTACATCAAAAACTTGTTGACGATAAGAACCTTGACCATAAACAATACATTGACCATTGGCATCTAAGACAACAGGATTGGTATTTAAAACAGTACCAGCAGAGTTTTGATAGGTGTTTTTGAAAGTAGTGGTCGAAGGAATGTAGTAATAGACCTTGCCACTAGCCAAAGGCTTGCCATTGGAATCAATGAACTGCTGTTTACCGTTTGGGAGGATACCGTA